CCTTGGATTTCGCCTTCGCTGATGAGGTCGATGAGGTTGGCGTATTGCCTTGAGTTGAGCGTGTCGGCAGCTTCGGTGGGCGTATAGGTCTGCGGGCCACCGCCACTGCTGCGGCCTTTGCCGCCACCGCCACCGCCACCGCCACCAGAACCGCCAATCCGTTTCATGCTGTTACCTGCTCAGTGTCGATGCCTGCTGAAATCACAATTGAGCCCACCAGTGTCTCGCCGTAAACGATGGGCACTGGAGTGCCTTGACGGCTGGTATTCTGTATTCCGCTGAAGGAATAGCTTTTGCGGGGGTCCTTGGCGGTGTCAACCGTTGAGGGGGCGCTAAGTGTTGGGACAGGTGTAAGTAGCTGAGATACGCCACCGAGAGCAAGAACGGCGCCTACGCCTTTTAAGGCCGTAAATAATCCGATATTTTTGGCGAATGCCGCTCCCAAGAAACCAGCACCGCTAGCGAAAGCCAGCGCTACCAACGCCACTCCGGCAATAATTCGCCCCGTAGCGCCAGCGCCGGTCACCACTGGCACGATCTTGATCTCTTGGCTGCCGGCTGGATCGTGGATCTCGTCAAGCGATAGATCGTAGGTGCCGACGCTTACGCGGTAGTGCTGTTCCGCCATGTGGCGTTCCAGCTGGGGGAAATTGGTTACAAGGAAGCGAACAGCCTCGGCTGCGTTGGAAACTTCGGCTTCGAACTTGCGGCGCTTCAGGAACTTGGCCAAGCGCCCGTAGATGCGGATTGTGCGCAACATCACGTCAGCTCTAGCCTCCCTGCATCGTAATGGCGGAGACGGCGGCCAGTGCATTTCTGCAGCCAGCCGCCGTACATGTCGCGACTACTGAGCCGGCCGCGAATGTGGTGCAGCACCAGCTGGTCGCCGATGTAAACGCCGACGTGATTGAGGCCGGAACCGCTGATGCTCATCAGTAGCGCATCGCCGGGCTGCAGCTCTTCCTCTTCGTCCAGCTCGCGGAAGCCGGCTTCTTTCCAGTAGCGATCAAACAGGGGATCTGCCTCAAATGCCTCTGGCGTCAGCGGGCGCTCCCAGTCGGGTAGTTGCAGGCCATGCTCGACGTACCAGTCACGGGCCAGCGTCCAGCAGTCGGTAATGCCCCATGCCCATTCGCGGCCGACTAGGGGTGCCTTGTAGCCGGATGGTTCGCAGCCGCCCCACACCTCGGTTTTGGGGTTGACGATATGCCACGGTAGGCCGCTGTTTTCGCAGGCCACCAGATCAGGGCCGCTGGGTTGTGGCGGGGTGACCGGATGGCTATGGACCACCGCGATGATTTCGCCGGCATCTTCGGCGGCTGCGTAGTCATCCGGGTTGAGGATGAACTGGTCTGCACCGGTGCAGAGGTTCTGGCACGGCCAGTAGCGTTCGCGGCCTTTGACCACCACCAGCAGCCCGCAGGCTTCGCGTGGATCCTCGGCCTTGGCGTGATCAAGTGCTGCGGTACGCCAGGTCATGAGGAATATGTGCCCACGCCGGGGAATGAGCCAAAGGGCAACGGGGCTGTTGAGCCAAAGCGGATTTGACAGCTGCTCAATCGTTTGCCGCAGACATCTTCTGGCGCGGTGGCGACGCTTTGATCGTTTTCGTTGTAGTAGGAAGTGCCGGTGTAGCTACACTCTGCAGACCTGTAGGCCCACTGGCAAATGTTGCTGATGCACTGGCGTCGGGGTGCACGTACCCCGATCAGATCGAACGCCGCTGCGAGTTCAAACTCCACCGCATCGCGGGTTTCGACTGACTTGCGGTCGATGTAGTAGACCTCGCGTGGAAACTCTGCTGTCGGGTCCGGGGTGCCGTAAGGGTTGACGCCACCGGGGAAATTCACAGCGTCGATGTACCGGGCTAGGGTGCGGATCCGGGACACCTTGGCACCTTCCAGGCCCTTTGGCAAGGTCAGCAAGATTGCGGTGATGGTGCCCATGATGTTGCTGCAGCGCAGGCGTGGACGAGGCAGGGAACCCTTGCCTTCATAAGCAAAACCGTCTGCCTCAATGGGAAAGCGGAGGTAGCTATTGCCGGCCCATACCAGCTCACCGTTGGCGTTCAGGTTGGTGCCAGCGTGGAAGCGGTAAATGTCGGCTACGCCGTGTTGCGGGACGTTCAACTCCAGCACGAATAGCTCGATAACGGCGCTGGGCGCGATTGCCTGAAGATCAGAAACGGGGACGGTCACGGCTCAAATACCTGCGTGAAGGTCGCGTCAATCTTGCTGCGATCAAAATCAAATAGCTCGCGCGTCCAGCTAGGGCAAATCCACTTGTAGCTGACGGCTTCACCTGGAGGGGTCCAAGTGAAAGAAGCGGCATCAGCAGCCCGAGCGTCTAGGAATGCTTCGATGACGTCGGCGTCATCGTCGGTGACGTTAAAAGACAGTCGCCATTCCTTGGGGTTTTGGTTGAGGCCGAACGTGACGCGCTGCTGGTAACCGTCGCCAAATTGCGTAGTGCGAATCTTTGGCTCGCTGCTTTTGGTGGCCGAATACGTCGGTTTGTAGTTGGGGAAGGTAGCCATTACACCAGCAAGCCTCCAGGGCGTTTTTGTTTGATGAGTTCTTGCTGGACGGCGGCAGCAATGACGCGGCCCAGTTGGTTGCCCTGTTGGTCGTTGCCTTCTACTTTACTGCCGCTGGCATCGACATTCACTACAACGTTTGTGTCGCCGCCTCCCGCCAGCTTGTTGTTGGGCACGATGGTGCCACTGCGGCCAGGCACGAATAGTTCAGGACCGCGTTCGCCGACAAGATATGTCGAGCCGCCAGCGACAGGGCCTCCGTTGGCGCGTGGCTTAAACAAGCCGCCCAGTAATCCGCCTCCGGTGCCGGTGCCGGACATTGCCCCAAACAACGCCATGTTGATGGCTACGTCTAAAAGCTTATTGGCAATGTTTTTCAATACGCCACTAGCCGCTTCGCCCAGCGTTTTGGTGCCATCGACGGCGCTTTGTATTGCATCGACAATGCCCGATTTAATAGACATGCCAATGTCGGTGTATACATCTTTCAGCTGCTGGGCGGCAGTCTTGGCCGCTTCTTGCTCTTTGGTGAGCTTTTGAATCTCGGCAATTTTCAGGCCAAGCGCTTGCCTGTCTGCATCGGTTAGAACGATGCCAGCCTTCTTAAGTGTGTTCTCAATTTCCAGCAATTGCAATGCTTGCTGCTGAGCTTCCGTCACAGCAGATATCTTGATCTTTTGCATGTCAAGGTTGACAATCGCTTCGGCAATTGCTTGTTGTTGCTGGCGGTATTGTTCTTCCGCTTTGCCTGTTTGCTCGGCAAGCAACGTATTGATTTCCAATTCAAGCCCGAGCCTTTTTGTTTTGAGATCATTGGTGGTCTCATCAAAGGCCAAGGCTGCACGTGCCTTGTCTTGCTCAGATGCGATAATCTCTGCTCGCACTCCTGCCCGTTTAGTTAGTGTTTCATCAATCGCGCCAATCTGATACTTGATATTGAGCAGTTTTGACGAGTATTCAACCATTCGCTGTGCCTGCTGCGGATTCTCGCTTGCGGCGGCGGTGTTCATCATCTTTGCAGTGGCTGCAGACAGCCTTGCCTGCTGCTCTTGCAACCTGCGCCCGATATTGCCGCCGATTAGGTCGTCAATGTTGAGCGCTTTGCTGCGCTTCTCCTTCTCAGTTCCTGGCAGCAGTGCTGGGGTCGCAGGTGTAGCAGCGGCAGGCCTATTGGGCCTTGCGGCTGCATTGCGACGACGTAATTCATAATCCGCTCGTTGCTGCTCAATGTTGCGCTGACGCATTTCATACATCATCCCTTGCTGCGTGAAGGGATTCAAATTCATGGCGCGCACTGCAGCGTCTGCATTACGCGCAAATTGAGCCTCTCTCTCTTTAGAGCCGGCCTCATCAAACATTCTCTGAATTTCGCCAATGGCATCAGTTGCCTGATCCATGAGCGACTTGATTACGGGCGATAGCGTTTTACCGATTGTCTGTGCCAGCGTTTGTATAGAATCCTGCAGAGTGCTGAACTTGCCTTGCAGCGTATCACTCTGTGCAATGGCACCATTGGCGTATTTACCGCCAGCGTTGGTCAGCCGAATAACTGCAACCTCGACCGCCTCGGCTCCAATGCGGCCTTTACTCAACGCTTTTTGAAATTCCTCTCCAGATAGCCCATACATCTTGCGCAACTCTTGCTGCAGTGCCACGCCGCGCTCTTGAAACTGCAGCAGTTCCTCGCCTTGCAGCCTGCCTTTGGCCTGCACTTGGCCATAGGCAGTGACTAGACCTTGCAGCTCGGCACCAGTGGCGCCGCTGACATCAGCCAGCCGCCTGGTGGTTTCGACTACCTTGTCGGCCTGTATGCCAAACGCCTGTAGTCGCTTGGCCGAATCGATCAACTCGGTGCTAGTGAATGGCGTTACAGCGCCCAGCTGTTGCAGCTCTTTGATGATCTGCCCGGCTTTTTCTGCGCTGCCGGTCAATACCTCAAGGCTGCGCGTTTGGCTTTCTAGCTCAGCCGTCTTGGCAAATACAAACTTGAATGCCTGCAGCGCGCCAAAGGCAACTGCAAGCTTGCCAACGGCGGCGCGAAGGCCATCGAATGCCCGCTCAGTAGCGCTTGCTTGCGACTGTACCTCGCGCAGCTTGCTAACAGCATTGCGGCTGTCGACGTTAATCGCGACATTAGCGACGACAGACACAGCGCAACCCTACCGCCTTTGCTTCATTCTACGCTCCTGCTCCTCGTTTTGAAGCTCAAAGTAGCTGCTCCAAATGAGCAACTCCTCTAGCGTCACCTCTTGATTGAGCCTAGCCAAGCTATAGCCAAGCTCCTTTGCAACGCCAAGCTGTAGCAGTAGCAGATTGTCTTTACTTAGCTCCTTCTTTAACGCTTTTCATGTCCAGCTGCTCTGCATCCTCAGGATTGGTAATAATTGCCAGCATCAAGGCTTGCAAGTCAGCGTCGAGCACTTCCTCTTTAAGTTCGGCAATTTCACCGGCCGCAAACAACCGCTTGCCAGTATCGTCCATAGCCTTTGTGACAAGCAGGTTCAATGCAAAACCATTGGTATTGCTGCCGCCAGGCATGTTCTCTGCGCGGTCGCGTTCGCCCATGGTCAACGGCGCAGCGTAAAACTCAAACACGCTGCCATCGTTTAGTGTTACAACCCGCTTGGTTGGTGTCAGGTTGGCTGCTTTTTTGAGGCGCGCAAGCGAGGATCCCATAAAAATTGGTGAGTTAGGTGTACTCTACGCACAAAAAAGCCCCAGCGCAAGCCGGGGCAATTTTGCTATTAGGCGCTGGTACTGAAGTCAAACGTCGGCACGCCAGCTGGACGGAAGGCGATCTCCACCTGCTGGGCATCGTCAGGGTTGACATTCAGGCTGGCTGAGGTCAGCACTGCATCCATAGCGATACTGCGGCTCAGTGCCTCAGTCCCCTGCTTGTCGGTGTACAGCTTGAAGGCGCAGCCCACTTGCTGACGCTGCAGTACGTCTTCCACCATGCGGTTAGACAGGGCGGCATCTTCGTTGGTCACGTAGACAGTGGCGGTGCCATTGCCGTCGGCAAAGCCAGGAATGTAAGCCCGGAAGGGTGCATACTGCCCAGCGGCTTGGCCGATGGTGGTCACGTCAATCTCAGCGCGGCTGATCTCAAAAGACCAAGACTGCACTTGCCCAACGGCGGCGTAGTCGGCGTAGTACACCTCAAACTCGTTGGGTGCCACTGCCGTGCCGTCGTCAGTGATGGCAAGGATGGTGCCACCAGCAGCCGTGGAGACGGTCAGCGCACCAGTGGCAGCCGTGTAGGACAGCACGTAGTAGGTGGTGGCTGCATCAATGGGAGACGGCAGCGTACCAGTGCCGGATCCGCCAGTCTGGCTGTTGATGACGCGGAACTTGACCGGATCGCCAGCCTTGAAATTCAGGTACGGCTGAACGGTAATGACATCCGTGCTGGCATTGACGCCAGACTCGGGGAAGTTGCCGTTGGTGCCGGCGGGTTTGTAGTAGAGGGCGCCGGACGTACCGGACAGAACAGTAACAGCCATGTTGTGAACGGTAGTGGCTGCGCTCAGTCTAAATAGGCTTCAAACGTTGCGGTTAACTGCGTCTGGTAATAAGGCTGTGGCGCGGCAGGCGTTACCTGTGCTGGCCCTGAAGCTGCGTCAAAGATAATGCTTGAAAACTTGGCGCGATCAAACAAATCCTTTAGCCGCTCTGCAATGGTGAAATTAGCAGCAGTGCCTTGACCCTGTGGCGTAAAGACATTGACCACCAGCGTGCCAGTCTGGCGGTTGAAGCCAACGCCACCAGTCGGCAGCAGCGTGGCGTAGCTGTTATCGCCAAAGCGGATGAACACCTGCACCCATGGCGTGTTGTTGGGCGGCGTGAATGGTACGTTCTGATAGCTGACTGGATACGCCGGGGCAATGGCCATCTGCGTTGCAATGCGCCCTTCAATGGCGGCACGAACGTCGTTGTAGGTGCTGCTCATGATTCCCTCCCGATGCGGTCTGCATTTGTACGTACAAACCCTTGGATGTCTTTAGCGATGCCTTGCACCCATCCAGGCCCATCGGTTTGGATGCTGCTACCACCGCCGGGGCTCGCCCAGTTGGTTACAGTGCGACGTGGGTTGTATCGCACTTCAGTTTTGCTGCCTGATCCGGCTGCGCCAGTCGCAAGCTTTTCGGCGTAGGGGAGGTTGTTGTGAACGCTGTAGATATTCCCGATGCGTTCGCGGCTGTAGCCAAGGCGCTCAATCGGCAGTTGATTAGGGTAAACGCCTTCAGGCTTTCGCCCGCCGGGCGCCGAGTTTTCACCTACTTGCCAGCTTGCACGAAAACGGCCAAGATCGACAGGGCTAAGCATCTTGACGCGGTTGTCAGTTTCAAGCACCGCAACGCGCAGCAGCTTCTCCATTTGCTGCTGAGCGTAATCACCAATATCACCAACTCGTATGGTGCGTGCCATTATGCCCTCAGGATCAGTTCGTAAGTGATGGCGATGTTATCTTGCTCAATGGTCCGCACCTCAATCACCTGCAGCGCACGACCTGCAATGATGACGCGATCGGCTGTAGTCGGTGCGCTGGCCAAATCAACCGCTGCAATCATTAACCGTTTGTCGCCAGCTTGGATAAGGTCGTTCACCTCACGCAGGCTGACATCTTCCAATACGCCACGCACTGTGGTATCTGCAGTGGTCTCAGCGGCAGTGCCAGTTGTTGGGTTGTAGCTACCCATCGTGACACGGCGGATGGTCGCCTCACCGCCAAATCGTGCCATCAGCTTGCTGGCAACCTTGCGTAGCGGGTTAGCTAAAGACATCAGGCCACTTGCACTGCAGTCAGGATAATGCCAGGGATAGATGGATGCGCCGGTTCTGATGGCGACGATGGCAGTGATTGGATGCTAGCTGCTACGTTTGTGGTAGACCAGATCAATTCTAAGTAATCATTAGCGGCAAGTTTTAGAACATAGTTCACGCAACCAATAACGTGGCCATCAACGTTGCCATGTCTTGAAATGATGCTGAATTTGCTATCTGACGCAGGTACATCACCACTGGCGCCGCTGTCATTCTTGCGTAGCCAGATGTTGATGTCGTGAATCGATGTGCTGGTATTTACAAATTGGACCGAATAAATGATGCTGTAAACACCACTGCGGGAAAACGTAACGCGCGAACCGCTGGCAATGCTGATGCCTTGGCTGTCTGGATCTGTTGAGCCAATGGCAACTGAGTACGCCGTATTGGCTGCTGCGGCAATTTGCTGTGTTGTGTCATAAAACGACCCCCACAGCAATTGATTGCGGACGGTATCAAGCTGACTGGTAAATGGATTTAGCTTAAATGCCACAAGTTAACTCCGCACAACGGTCAGCATGTTGTTGTTGGTGTCGTATGTCATTGTTAAAACAGCAACGACTTTGCCGCTAGTGCCGCCGCGCTTGTACGTTGCAGTCAGCAAATTGTTGCTGGCATCGTAAGTGTTAACAATGCAGTCATGCGTTGGGATGTCAAGCCCTTGCCTGGGAAATGCATCGCCGCCGCCAGGGAGAACGTATGTCATCACACTTTGTATGCAACAACTTTGCCGGAAGCCAATGTGACGCTGGTAAACACGCCAGAAATGGAATCGCCCGCCTTGAGTGGCACTGATGCAAACGTATTGCCAGTTTGGTTTTCAATCACTGCGCTGGCGATCACGGCATCAGCCACGGCGTAGATCTGCCAGAAGCGGCCGGTATGCGCAGCGGTATCGTCGATGTATTCAAAACCGATGCTATAAGACCGATCCATGGTCAGCTCCGTTTGATCGCAACGTTACCTGGTCCGCTGATTCTAAGCCCTGTCAAATAGCGCTCCATGATCGGCGGTACCTTGTCAACGCCAACGGCGCCATAGCCAAGGTTAGGCGTCACATCTAGGCTGCCGATTTTGACGTTTTTGTAGTCTTCCAGCCCGCTAAGGCCAAGGCCGTCTGGGTTGTTGTTAAGGTAAACGGCCAGCACCACCTGCGCGCGCTTGATTTGATCTGGGATTTCGTTGTCGGCAAAGTAGTCGGTGGTAATGCGAAACGGAAATCCAACCGCGTAGGTATTGATATAGGTATCGGGCTTGCGAACACCAGTTCGCGGCCATTGCATTGACTGGGTATCAGTAGAGCGAGCACCAAGAAAGCGTTCACGATCTAGCCTCTGCGCAGCGGAATACAACGCACGGTTTTTGTTGTCCGTGGTTGCGGCAGCCCAAACTGTCACGTCAGCATCTAGCACCATGCCATCAATGATGGCCTGCGCATCAGCCAACGTCAGGTATGAGTTTGCGTCTGCCGCGTTTGGCGTTGCGATGATCGTGATTGCCATCGTCAGGCTCCGTTACATCTAGTGTAGGCATTGGCTCTGCAATAGAAAATGAGGCCACCTCCGAAGAGGCAGCCTCTTGATCACGCAGTCGCCGGAAAGCGAACAGCCCCATCAGACGCGCTTGAGCAGCACGGTCAGGATCACACCAGCCAGAGATGTGGTGGTGCCTGTCACGTCAAGTGCCAAGCGGTTGCCGGCTTCCAGCACCAAGTTGCCATTAGTGGCGGTCAGGGCAGGAGCCTGCTCGGTCAGGGCAGTGCCCTTGAGGTCGAGCTTGGTATCGCCGAGGAGATCATCGCCAGCTGTAGCAGCTTCGGTGCCTTGGCAGCGGCGGATGGTGCCAGTGACGGCACTGCCATCGGTGCCAGCAACAGTGTGGATCTCGCGCACTGCTACCACTTCGCACTTCACCGGAGCGGTGAAGAACTGCACGTCAGCCACAGAAGAGGCGATGAAATGACTGGCAGTGATGTACTGCTCAGTGCTGATTTCAAACTGGGAGGGTTGCGCCATGGTTAGTTACCTCAGAAGTTAGAAGTGACGGTGCCACGGACGATACCAAGGTTCTTGGTTTCGTACACCTTGGTCCAGTTGCCGACGGTGGCAAGCTGAGCTTGGGTGGGGTTGGGGGTCGTGACGGCCCACTTAGCGCCCACAGGGTGGTAGCAGTAGTGCAGGTCGATGGACATGGCATCGCTCTTGGCGAGGATGTCACGGTCGGTTTCGGTCTGCATCGCCATTTGCTCACCGCTGGCGATAGCGCCTTGGGTGAAGAAATAGACGGGGTAGTTGGTGCTGGTGGGCGCCAGGTCGTCAGAGACGATCACACGCAGGCCCATGTAGGCGGGCACGGGGTTGTCGCCGCCGTAAGCACCAGCGATGCTGCCTGCAAACACAGGAGCAATGCCAGTGGTAGCCACAGTGCCGCCACCGCGTGCTTCGGTGTTGGTCACGTAGTCGATGGCCTTGCGCTCAACGAGGTCGTAATAGACCGCAGAGTGCATGGCAACGGCGGTGAGCTTGTCGCCTTGATCGCCCAACAGCGCACGAGCTTTGGCCACTTGGCGGGGGCCAAGGGCAGTCATGCCGCTCAGGTCAAACGACAGCGGAGCAAAAGCAGCGCCGGAGTTGGAGGTCAGACCGCCAAACACGCCTTCCAGCGTTTTGATCAGGTCCTTCTGGCGCTGGTTGGCCACATAAGAGGCAACCTTGGCGCCGATGGCAGCCATCGGGTCAGCGCCAGCAGCAAGGGCTGCAAGGTCACGGGACTCAAAGGCGCGGCCGCGGTGCAGGATCACGCCAACTTGTTTGTCGGCAGTGATCTTGCCAGGCGTCAGCGAGGTGCTGTCAGTCAGCACTTCAAAATCGCCGGACAGGTTGGCCTTCCAGAAGGGAACGTTGATGTAGTCACCACCCTCTGCAGCGTTCAGCTCAGCCATGGGCTGCACCACGCCGGATGCCAAGAAGGCATCACGCAGTGTGGTTTGCTCAATGACGTAAGGCGTGAAAATCTCGGGGATGATGACATCAGAGCGAAGGGTCGCCATGATGAAACCTCAGGGGATTGGTTGATTGTGGGCGCAGCCCTTAGATACCCAGCGCAGCCGGTTGCAAATATATTAACGTCCTGCTGCAGCTTTCAATCGGTTGTACATATCACGGTCGGTGCGGAACAGGCGTGATTGCTCGGTCAAATTGAATGACTCTTGCAGGAACGGGTTTTTGATGCCAAAAGTGGCGTCACCGTTACTGCGGCCAGATGGTGCGCCACTACCCTGCGGCTTGGGTTGCTTTTGCATCCAGGCGGGTAGCGTCTTGGCCCATTCGCTAACAGGTGTGCGCTGGTAGCCATCGACGACTACCACCGTGCCATCAGGGTCACGCTCAATCTGATCACTGCTCAGCTTGGTCTTGAGCACCAAGTCGGGGTCATGCACGATGTCCGCCAATGCGGTCACGGCTGGTGTGACCAGCTCCAACTCACG